GCGTAGAATTTTCTATATTGATGTAGGAAATCTACCAAAGGTAAAAGCAGAACAATATCTTCGTGATGTTATGATGCGTTATAGAAATAAACTTGTATATGACGCAAACACTGGTGAAGTAAGAGATGATAAGAAATACATGAGTATGCTTGAAGATTTCTGGCTTCCTCGCCGTGAAGGTGGTAGAGGAACTGAAATCTCTACACTTCCAGGTGGACAAAATCTTGGAGAGATTACTGATATTGAGTATTTTAAAAAGAAATTATATAGAGCCCTTAATGTTCCACCATCAAGAATGGATGGAGAGGGTGGATTTAATCTTGGTAGATCTTCAGAGATCTTAAGAGATGAACTTAAATTCACTAAATTCGTTGGCAGATTGAGAAAAAGATTCTCAAATATGTTCAATGATATGCTGAAGACTCAGCTTATTCTGAAGAATGTTGTTACTCCAGAAGATTGGGAAAAGATGTCGGAGCATATTCAATACGACTTCTTATATGACAATCACTTCTCAGAATTGAAAGATTCCGAACTTCTTACTGAGAGATTAAATCTAGCACAAACTGCAGAACCTTATGTCGGTAAGTATTTCTCTCAGGATTATGTAAGGCGTAAAATTCTTCGTCAATCCGACCAAGAAATTATTGAGCAAGATAAGATTATTGAAAAAGAAATTAAAGATGGGATTATTCCTGATCCATCTGCTATGCCAATGGATGGATCAGTTCCTGGTGGAGATTCAATCAATGGTCAAATGGGACAAGTTCCTGTAGAGCCAGAAGTTGATAGTTCTCCAGTAGAAACTCCAGATGGGGGACAAATATAAATAATTTCAAATCGCATTGAATTACATGGATGAATTAATGGACATGATTATTGCTGATGAATCTCCCTCAGAGATCAGCGATAAAATTAAAGATATTCTTTTTTCAAAAGCATCAGAAAAAGTAGGTTCACTACGACCAGAAGTAGCAAAAACTGTTTTTGGTGATGATGATTCTTATGAAGACGAAGAATGAATAAATAACTTATACGGACTTATTTTTTAAGAAAATGACCCAACGAACACTATTGATAGAAGGTGAAAGTGGTCTAACCACAACTTCTTCTGCCGCCAATACTTTGGCTAACGCAACTTGTATTAGAGTGTGGAATGGTCACACTGATGTTGCTACAGTTAGTGTTGCTAAAAGTACTACTTCCGGTTATGCCAGTACATGTACTTTTACAATGGCATCTAAAACTGTAGAGTTTGTTCAGAAGGAAGCACAAGATATTGTTTGGGCATCAAGCACTGCCGTGAAAGCAGCAAAAGTAGGATTCACCAACTAAGAAAAATGAAACTAATCAGAGAAGAAATCGAAAAGGTCGAAGTAATTACAGAAGGGACTGGCAAAACCCAGAAACTTTACATTCAAGGACCTTTCCTTCAAGCAGAGTGCGTAAACCGTAATGGTCGCATGTATCCTTTTTCTATTATGGAGAGAGAGGTAAAGCGTTATAATGAGCAATATGTAGAAAAAGGTCGTGCTCTTGGTGAATTAGGTCACCCAGATGGACCAACCGTAAACCTTGATAGAGTATCTCATAAAATTGTTTCTCTCACTTGTGAAGGTAACAATTGGATTGGTAAAGCACAAATTCTCGCAACTCCTATGGGTAAGATTGCGGAATCTCTTCTCAAGGACGGTGTTTGCTTAGGAGTTTCTTCTCGTGGTATTGGATCTTTAAGAGAAAACAATAAAGGTTATAAAGAAGTTGGCGAAGATTTCATGCTGGCAACTGCTGCTGATATTGTCGCTGATCCTTCTGCTCCCGACGCTTTTGTTCAGGGAATCATGGAAGGTAAAGAATGGGTATGGGATGGTGGTATCCTAAGAGAAAAACTAGCAGAAAATACTCGTAAGAGAATTAACACACTAGTAGATCAAAGAAAATTAGAAGAGCATAAGATTGAACTGTTTGATCAGTTCTTAAATTCACTATAATAAAAATAGTGTAATTTGTCAATTTATAAATAAATATAGATTTAATAAAGGTAAATCGGAGAGTTCAAATGTCTCGTGGCAACAATTTACAAGAAATGGAAGTAGGCACTAAGCAATCCAAGACTGCCGTTAATGCTGGTGCTAAGCCAGCAGATCCAATGCCATCTGCTGGTAGTAATGCCTCTGGCGTTACAACTCCAGGTCAGACTGGTACTTGGGAAGATCTAGGCGGTCCTACTCCAGACACTTATAAGACTGATGATGATTCAGCCAAGTTCAAAGAGCCTTCACTCGCAACTGTAAAGGATATCGTGAATAAGGGCGCTAAGCCTGCCGAGCCAATGCAGAAGATGAAGGAAGATGAGGATCTTGAGGATGAAGAAGTTATTTCTGAAGAAGAAGTAGAAGATACTGAAGAAGCACAAGAAATTGTTGCTGAAGAAGAAGTAGAAGAAGATACTGAAGTTGTTTCTGAAGAAGAGTATGACATCGAAGAAGATGTCGAAGCTCTTCTAAACACTGGTTCTGAGGAAGAACTCTCCGAAGAATTTAAAGAGAGAGCAAAAGTAGTATTTGAAGCAGCACTCAAGTCAAAAGTCGGAGAAATCCGTGAGCAACTTGAGTCCAAGTATGAAGAAGCACTTGCTGAAGAAGTTACTCTAATTAAAGAGGCACTTGAAGAGCGTGTTGATTCATATCTTGAGTATGTTGCTAGCGAGTGGATCGCTGAGAACCAACTCGCAGTTGAAAATGGTCTGAAGGAAGAACTCTCTGAGTCCTTCATGACCGGTCTGAGAGGACTTTTTGAAGAACATTATGTATCAATCCCTGAAGATAAATATGATGTACTTAATAGTATGGTAGAAAAACTTGATGAAATGGAGACAAAACTCAACGAGCAGATCGAAAAGAACATCTCACTAAACAAGCGTCTCGCAGAGTCGGTTGCTGATGGAATCTTTGATGAAGTAGCTGAGGGTCTTGCCCTTAGTCAGAAAGAGAAGCTCGCTTCACTTGCCGAAAGTGTTGAGTTTGGAAGTGAAAACGATTATCGTGAAAAGCTGGAGGCACTAAAGGAATCTTATTTCCCATCAAAAGTTGCTACTCCACAGGCAAAAACTGAAACTCTGACTGAAGGAGCTGAAGTTGCACCTGAATATCATTCAGATTCAATGAATGCTTATCTCAGAACTCTTTCAACTTTCGCCAAAAACTGAAATTAAGATTAAACAAACACACTTTTTAAAGAGGTAAACGCAAATGTTCCATTCCGAGCATCTGCAGGAAAAGTGGGCACCCCTTCTGAACTATGAGGGTCTTGATCCAATCAAAGATTCACACAGAAGAGCCGTAACCGCTGTCCTGCTCGAAAACCAAGAAAAATTCCTGCGTGAGCAAAGTGCTTTCGCATCCACAGGTTCATTCCTAACCGAGTCACCAACCAACGATGCTGGTACTGGTGGTTTTGGTGGCGGATCAGCAGCACCTACTGCTGGTTTTGACCCTGTTCTGATCTCACTGATCAGACGCTCAATGCCTAACCTGGTCGCTTATGACCTCGCTGGCGTTCAACCAATGAGCGGTCCTACTGGACTCATCTTCGCAATGCGTTCCCGCTACAGCAACCAAGCTGGTCAGGAAGCACTGTTCGATGAAGCAGATACCCGCTTCTCTGCTGAGAATGCTGATGGCAGCCTCAACAACCAGACTGGTTATGCTGGAGATGTCGGCATCGGTACTACCGCTGCTATCTCAGGCAACACCAACCCAGGACTCCTGAATGCTTCAGGTCAGTACAACGTAACTGGTGGTATGAACACCGGTGACGCTGAAGGTCTCGGTTACGATAGCAATGCCGGTTTCAACGAAATGGCATTCTCAATCGAGAAGGTCACCGTTACCGCCAAGTCACGCGCCCTGAAGGCTGAGTACTCACTTGAGCTCGCTCAGGACCTCAAGGCAATTCACGGTCTAAATGCTGAAGCAGAACTCGCTAACATTCTTTCAAGCGAGATTCTTGCTGAAATCAACCGTGAAGTTATCCGCAGCATCTACATCACTGCTGAAGCTGGTGCTCAGCAGAACGTTTCTACTGCTGGTACTTTTGACCTTGACGTTGATTCCAACGGTCGCTGGAGCGTTGAGAAGTTCAAGGGTCTACTCTTCCAGATTGAGCGTGATGCCAACCAGATCGCAACCAGAACTCGTCGTGGAAAGGGCAACATCATCCTCTGCTCAGCAGACGTTGCTTCCGCTCTAACCATGGCTGGTGTACTTGATTACACCCCTGCTCTGAACGCTAACCTAAACGTAGATGAGACTGGCAACACCTTTGCTGGTACTCTAATGGGCAAGTATCGCGTATACATTGACCCATATGCTGCTAACATCACCAACCGTGCTGGTTCTGCTGGCAACGTAGGTGGTAACCAGTATTACGTTGTTGGTTACAAGGGCACCTCACCTTATGATGCAGGTCTCTTCTATTGCCCATACGTTCCTCTCCAAATGGTTCGTGCCGTTGGTGAGAACAGCTTCCAGCCTAAGATTGGCTTTAAGACCCGTTATGGTCTTGTTGCTAACCCATTCGCTGAGGGCGGACTTGCTTCAGGTCAGTCAACTTCACTCGGTCGCCTTGCTGCCGACACTAACCGCTACTACAGAAGAGTACTGGTTAAGAACCTCATGTGATCCATTTCACAAAGGTTTTTCTGGGGGGTCCGAAAGGACCCCTTTTTTTATCTAAATAGTTAAAAAACAAATCATGTCTGGCAATTATTCTACTTTTGGTAAAAATCAAATATCAAATAGAAACTTTTTATCTTCAGTAAAGTTTAGATTCACTTTGAATAGAGCGCCAAAAGTTTCATTCTTCACCAATAGTGTAAACATCCCAGGTATGACCTTAGGAGTTGCTGAGCAACCAAGCTATCTAACAAATCCAATACCAGTCCCTGGAGACAATATAACTTTTGATGATTTTAATTTAAAGTTTTTGGTTGATGAGGATTTTACAAACTACTTAGAAATTCAAAACTGGATTCGCGGATTGGGATTTCCAGAAAGTCTACAAGAAATATATGATTTTCAAGGAGAGAATCCAAAGTTTGATCAACCATATAAAAGTGACATGAATTTATATTCTGATGGTATGTTATTAATTAATACTAGTAATGAGAATTTAAACTATCAAGTTGAATTTAAGAGAATGTTCCCATATAGATTATCGGAACTTCAATTTGACGCCACAGCAACTGAAGAGCAATACTTTACCGCAGATGTAAGTTTCAAGTATTTGGTGTATAATATATTAGATAATAATGGAAAACCTGTCAGGAAGAGGTATGACTAATTTATGACGATTGATCTTGAAACCATACAGAAGATGTGGGAATCAGATTCTAAAATTGATATTGATAATTTACATACAGAATCTTTAAATACCCCAAGTCTTCACGCAAAATATTTTGATCTTTATAATAATATTATTTTACTTAAAAAAAGAGCAGACCAACAGAAAAGAG